CTCAACACCAGGCTCCCAATTCTGAATGAATCCTATTTGCTGTGCGTATGTGGTGGTTCCATCAAACCATTGTAAGTGAACTACTGTTAGAGGAACATGATAATCACCACCTGGTAGAATAGGTCCAGCATACATATTGGCGGGCAAACTGATAACACCAGTGCTATATTGTGTGCTGGTGCTTCCTTCATAATAACCTATAACTTGACTGCTATCAACATTAGGAATATATCCAGTTGCCTGACTTGAGTAACTTACAGTATCTAATATCAATGTTTCCCAACTGATGGTGCAAGTCCAAGAGGCAGTTGTGCCACCAGCTACACTAAAATTATAAGTCTGTTGGTTGCTGGGAAAAGTCTGACCTAAATCATTCAGAGTTTGTAATGTGTTTAGGTATCGTTGGTAATCTAATACGCCGTTTGCCATGAGTTTTCCTTAAATGCCACCGTAATCATTTGGGTTCCAATAGAAGCCCGGTGAGCTTGAACTTGAAAGTTCACTATATCTAGATCCTAATCCTGTCCTTGCTTTAAAGTAGAATGTTCCAGCAATAGGTAATGTTACCACATCAGTAACAGTTACGCCACCTACGTAAGTTCCGCCTGCTGGATACTCATTAGCAAAATAACTGAATGATCCAGTGCTGGTTGTATTATACCACCATTGAATTTCGTCAACTCCTGTTGACGCAGCATCAATAGTTGTTTCTAATCTAAAGCTAGGTGTAGTTGTAGAGATAGTGGCCACTGTAGGAGCACTTGGTGCTGGCAAACTAGCTGATCCACCAAATGTAGGAATACCTGAACCTGGAGTATCTGCTGAATCTTCTAATGTCTCATCTGTGTAAACTGTGGATTTGTATTCTAGTGCAGTTATTTCAACAGTGATACCACCTGATTCATCTTCCACTTCACGCATCTTACTGATACGGAATAATTTTTCTTCGAATCCATAAACATCATTGGTAACTTTAACAACATCACCTGCTTCACATTGTAATGCAGAATAGTCAGCGCGGAATGTAATAATCAAATCAGCACGACTGCCTTTAAGCTCAATTAATCCAATGCGAGCTGAGTGCAATGCGTTGTTAACCATGTCTAATCTCATACTTAATGTATTAGATGGTTCTAAGTCATTCATCTCACTAGAGTCAATTGCACCACGGAAGTAGTCATTCTGATCTCGTATCTTACGACTGGCAAATTCAACTTCTAATACATTATATAAATCTTCCAAGTTAGTGGCAGTGATGCCAACATCACCAATAATATTATCATCATTAAATTCAAATGCATTATTCAATTCCGTTGCTGTGGCAGCACGATTGAGAATAACTTTCCATTTACCTTGATTGTAATCAAAAGTAGTCCATGCATTAGATCCCATGCTGATTTTGTCTAGGTTATTTTTAACAGTTTCACCTGCAGAAATAACACCATTGATTTGGTAACGAACCTGAGTCGATGCTGTTGTGCCGCCAGTTAAGAATTGATTGCTAGGAATAGTATTACTCCAGCCCAATAGACTTGTAGTAGTAGATGCAATGCAAGTACTGGTATCAACTTGTGTAACAGGGATACCCGCACCATAACGTTGACTGGTGATATAATCATACCAAACTGAACCTGGATTTGCCAAAGAATTGCTGACCTGGAATGTAATTTGTCCCAGACCAGTAATGCCTTTTTCGCTGTTATAATCAATTTGCACAACTGCATAGACAGTTCCGTAAAGTTGATAGTTAGTATCACTTTCACCAATGACTGTTCTTGCATTAGAAGTATTACCTGTAGATTGTGCAGGAAAGATCTGCTGAGTAGAATTAGTACCACTACTATAAACACGAATACGAATTAATCCATCAAAGTTTGTATTACTTTCACCTAGACCGTTCTGATCAATAGAGGATGCAACAATGTGTTCACTGCCTGCTCCTCTGAATACTAATTTCTGATCGTTCCAATAAATGTCTCCAATGGTAAACGTGCCTGTTTGTGTTTGCTCACTTAAGGCCAACACATAGGTCATTGTTTTGTTTTCATTGCTAATACGTGCATCAATTACTGTGCCTTTGGTGTTAACTGTTCCATATACAATAGGAACTTTGTTATTGGTAGCTGGTGGCAATTGAATACGCACGCCTGGATCTTGTGCTGTTCCGCCTCCACCTCCGGTCAATCCCAATAGGCGTGCTGTAGTGATAGCCAATCCTAATGCAATGGCTGATGTGACAAATGCAACGCCAGCTGATCCTACTGCGGCCGCAAACATAATTCCAAATGCCTCGGCTACAATTATACTGGCAACATAGGTAAATGCTGGCATGTCTTTATTCCTTTAGATACGTTTGTTCTGTTAATCTGAAACCTCTTGACTCATAGTCAATGGTGTCTGTTGTGGTCATTCTAGTGGTGAAATAGCCTTGAATCATTCCTGATTTCAGCAACTCTTCACCCTTTTTGCAGTAATTTAGGAACAATTTTCCACCGATACTATTCTTCCTATACTCTGGTGCAATAAACCACACAATCTCTTTTAATTCTTTAGCTCGAGGATACCACATGTTTGGTTCCTTGATAGCCATTAATAATCCAACTGGTTCGCTGCCAACATAGGCAAGCCACACATAACCATGTTGAAATGTCATCCAAGTTAATTTGCATAGATGTTCTAAGTCATCAGCGGCCGCTTTGGATTGTTCATAACTGGTCTCAAGTAAGAATTGTTTAAGCAATCCTACCACAGTCATTGTGTCTGCTTGTGTAGCTTGTCGAATCATTGTTAAGCTCCACCACCATCATAAGTTGGAGTATCTGCTGCGGCAGTGGCTGGAGCAGAGTATGGCTTACCAAAGTCGAACTGACTGTCTGCCAATGACTTAACTTTATACATACCTGTATCGCCTGAGAACCAATACTGTTGATCACCATCATTAGTTCTTCGCCCACTGTATTTCTTTTCCATGATAGCATGAATAGAGCTGCATTGAATACCAATGGCATTGCTAACCAATTTGTTTTCTTGATCCCAGTTTTCATTTAATGAATAGTTAGAAACATATCCACTGTATCGCAAATATACCTGAGTAGGATCGTAGTATCCGCTTGAAATATCAAAGAATGCACGATAGATTTTAATAGCACTGCCTTTTAAATTGCTGTTTAGTACTATGCTCATATAGTTAGGACTGCCATCATCAGGTGGAATGCCACTAAGTGTAATCGAAATCTGATTGTTGGTAATTCTTAGATCATCCTGAATTTCACTCATGGACATAAAGTGACCTAACTGAGTGTAGGCATTACCATTATAGGTAATAGGTGCATAAGCATTGCTTAATCGATATGTAGTTGTATTAACTGTGATATCAATCAGCAAACAATGCTTGATGTTGGTCGCCGTTACTGCGGGAATTACATTGGCCATTATATAATCTTCTCAATTAATTCAAAGTCACCTGTGTATTGAACTTGTTGCATAGGCACAAGTTGGTATGTGGGCAGTCCACTGATCAATACACGCCAGGTGCAACTATTTCCTACTTTCAATCCTTGACTTGTTAGAGTAATTCCTTCACTAGTAATTATAGGTCTATTCAAAGTTACTGAAGTAGTTGTAGTTGCTCCTCTGACCACTGTATTAACTACAGTATAAGGATAGCGACTATTATTTGGTTGTATTAAATCACCCTTGGCAAATATTACTGTGCTACTGCTAACGCTGGGCATACCTGTAATTGTTATTGTGCTGGTGCCCACTGCTTGAATAGTTAGACTATTCAATTGTCCCTGAGTAATACTGCCTAGATAACTGGTGATATAATTCATTCCTGAATTGTTGTTTAGACTGATCTCATATTCGGTTGAACGATCGTTAAAGTCAATAACTTCAATGAATCCTCTGCTGGCAGTCCATGGCAAGCTACCAGGAGGAGTAATCTTAAACTTCCAAGGCTGTGCAGTGCTTCGTTCAGCAGTTTTAATTCGCTGGCTTCGACTGATACTCTGACTAATGATCTTACGACGATCTATTTCAATCTGCTGTGCCTTATCTATAATATTTTGTATTGACATTATCTGCTCCTTGTTGGCTGACTACGACGGCCTTGTTCTGTTACTGCATAGATGAAGCTTGGATCACGTGCAACTAGGCTACGGAAACTACTTGCATCAACTGCCTGTATATTGTAATTAACAACTGTCTGTCCGCCACCCTGAGATGATCCAGCACCACCGGCGCTGCCATTTAGAACACTGTTGGGAACAATCTTACCTGCTGATTGTGGAATAAACAATTCAGGACCACGTTCACCAACCATAATTGGTGTCTTGCCCATAACTGGTCCACCATTGGCAAATCCAAACAAACTTGTTCCAATGGCAACAATAGCACGCTTGGCAGCAATACGAGCCAAGTCTGCAATGATACTTTGTGCTAGATCTTTAAAACTTAACTTACCAGTCATAACAAACTTGACCAATGCATCTTCCATGCCATTAGTAAAGTTTTCAAAACTGTTCTTAATCTGTGCTGAACTGTCTAATGCTTTGTTCTTGTATTCTTCCCAAGCATCCATTAAAGGATTAATATTATTGATTGATTCAATTTGTGCCGCAGCAATATCCTTATAGCCTTGTGCAATCTGACCTAATCCATCAGCAAGTTCTTTAGAACGCTCGGGCGTTAATCCATCTTCGCTGTCAAATGCTGCTGAGAAACTACGTCCTGCTTCTAACGCTGCCTTACGTGCAGATTCTTGAATGTTGGCAATTTCTTTTTGTAATGGTGTTAGACCTTTTAAACTCTTTTCAAAATTTAGATCAACCTTCTTATCATTAATACCTCTCATTATTTCGCCAAGTTGTTGTTGACGAGCAATTTGGTCCTCAATAGATTTTTTCATGTTCTCCATGTCTTGGAGACGAGCTGCATCTAACTTACGTGCTGTCTGAAGTTTAGTAATATTATAATCTAAACTATCATTATGTGTTTTATAATATTCTTCAACTTTCTTACGTAATGTTTCATTAGCACCTATTTGCGCTTCGATGCCTGCTTTATCTTCATCTTTGGCAAACTTTAATTGAAAGCGTAATTTTTCTTGTTGTTGTCCAATATCTTTTAGTTTAGCAAGACGTTGAACGTTAGCATCATCTTGTGCTTTAATGATTTCAACTTGATCTTCACTAATTACATTCTTCAACTTAGATAATTCAATTAATCTTGCTTCTAGTGCGATAGATTCAGTCTGACGACTTAATCCAATAGCTAGATTATCAATTTGTTGTCTTAATTCAAGTGAGACTTTGCCGCGGGCTTCTGCTTGACGGTCAAGTACTTCACGAAGTGCTTGTTCTTTCTTGGCAGCTTCTTCAGCATCTTTCTTGCGCTGATCCATTTCTGCTTGTCCATTGCCTCTACCAGCACCACCTCCATTATCACCTTTTATTAAACCAATATACTGTGCAAATATTTTAATCTTTTCAATAGCAGGATCTAACCATCCAAAGATATATTCAAATGCGGCTCCTGCGGCAAATGCCATAGTTTTCCACATTGGAGTAATAAGTTGTATTAAAGGTGCTAAAGTTTCACCAATTATTGCCGCAACTTGTTTTATAACAATCCAGATTCCTCTAAATGTGCTACTTGCTTGTCCTACATTGGTGATCAAAGCACCAAATCCATTGTAGATATTTTTAACAAGATTTACAAAGCCACCAGCAGTTGAAATAAGTTCAGCAAAGATAAGAATTAGTACTCTTATTACTTGGATTACTTTAGTGATGACTAATAATGACCCAATAATAACTAAACCTGCCTTGATAGCATCAAAGAATTTAACAAATCCATCAACACCCACATTGACACTGGCAATAAGTTCAGTAAGTGGCTTGATTGCTTCTAATAAACCAATCTTAAATTCATTTAGTGTCTTATCAATGTTTTGTTGTGCTGCTGCACCTTTGGCAATAGCATCGGAATATTGTTGACTTTTAGCTGTGGCTTCTGCATAGGCAGCACCTAATTGACCTGTGGCAACATTGCGGAATTCTTTGCCTAACAACTGTGTAACTAGAACACTGCGCTTGGCACTGTTCTCCATTTTATCTAATCCTGAAATAGTCTTAGATAAAATATCTTGATTACTCATGTTACGTAGGTCTTCAATGGTAACACCTACATCACGGAATGCTTGTTGCAAACTAGCTGATCCGTCTGCCGCTTCACCGATACTATTGACTAAACGAAGAATAGCTTTCTGTGCACCATCTGCAGATCCACCACTGGCCATAACTGCATTCTGAAACCCAACAATATTACCAATGGCAATCTCACTGGCATCACTAAGATCACTAATGGCATCAGCAAACTGTAATGCTTGACTGATAACAGCACCTAGGCTAATTGTAGCCAATGTGCTTTTAAGTCTTATAAATGTATCATTAAGGCCGCCTACTGACTTTTGTAAATTACTAAGACTACGCTCAGCTTGACTTACATCTACCGTGGCTTTATAGTTTAAATCCGCCATATTATTTCTTTCCTAAAATTGCATCAAGACGTTTCTTGATATATGCTTCTGTGGGATTGCTCATACCATCTGGTGCTTGACGACTGTATCCATCATCTAATCTTTGTGCATAAGGATACGCTCCGACAATTGTATCTTTACTTAGAAAAGTATGAGACCGTGCATAGCCAGTCTTAATTGGTGTATGAGCCTTGAAGAATATGAAAGCATCCTTGGGAACAGAAGCCAATTGCTTCTGCTTAACCTTAGTTGATGGAGTAATCTTATCATCTATGGTGATTTTAAAATTTAAACTCATGCTCTTTCCTTTATCTTCAATAACTCTTCTGTTGAAATATCAGGAATATAACCTTCTTTACTTGATTGCTGCATATGGTTCTCTAATGTCATCGACGAGTCCATAATAACCAAATCAAAGGTTGTTGCCCTTGTGATTATTTCACTGGGCAACAAACTATAGCGTTGCCCCATTCTGTCTAGTGTGATAATTAAACCACTTTCTAGACTGTTAGGATCTATAGCCTCCTGCGTTACTTTCCCAATGTTTCAACAACCTTACCAATGACCCTTGTCATTACTGCTGTTGGCAACATTAATCCATCTTTAATAACCGATTGTCCTTCTTCATCAAGAACCATTTCATTTACTGCTTGGATGAGTTCGCCCATATTATCTGTTCCCATTTGTGCAAGTCTAATATATTTGTCCATAGGTTGGCGATCCCAGATCCAAAACTCAAGGCTTTCTCCGAACTCTTTAACGGTGTCTTCGTCATTAAGTTCAATCTTGATTAATTGGGGTTTTGCGGCTAATTGTGTAAGTTTCATCTTTATTCCTTTTTATCTTTAATAATGTGTAAGACTGCTAATGCAAATCTTAAACGTGAGTTAATCTTGTCAAGATCGCCCTGTGCGTTCTTAACTTCAGCAAGAGACTTAGCAATCTCTGCTTCTAAACTTTTTATCAGATCCTCTTCCGAGTGGTCTCGTAGATCCATGTTAATCTCCTAGCGAATGTATTTACTGTAAAAGAAAAAAGGCCCTATTAAAGAGCCCTTTTTCAGTCGTCAATTATTTCTAATTAAACTGAGCTTGCAGTTAGGTCACCGTTCACAGAGATTGTGATTGGAGATACCCATACAGGCGCAGTTGGGTTGACAGTAGGTGCTAGGTTGGTAATGAAACCACTTCCAGACACATACTTGGCACCAGATCCACGACCATTGAAGTATACACGGAAGTAAACTTCAGTAGCGTCATTACTCAAGTCAAACAATCCAGGCACGCCATTTGTAGCTGCGAAGAATGTAGCTGAGTCTAACACTAGGTTAGCACTGATGCTGTTTGTAGCAGGTGTTGAAACTGCTAATTGTGCAAATGTATCCAACTGAGTCCAGTTGAATACGCCCGCTGCGTTGTTGATAGTGACATCCTGTAGTGCTGGGATGATGTAACCAGAACTGGTAGTAGCAATACTAGCAGTAGAGATTTGGATCACAGCATTTTGTGTAGGAGCACTGACGTTAATGTAAGCCATCGCTTTTTCCTTTATTATGTTGTTGCTTGATTTAGTCTAAACTCAAAGGTGTAGATCAATACATCTTCTTGCTTATCCAAGG